CGGCATCCTCGCGGTCGCCGGCGTGATCCTGTTGCGGCAGACGTCCTACGACGCCAACAGCCACGGCGTCATGCTGCAGGGCGTCGGCATGACTTGGTACGCGACGCGCGGCAGCATCATTGACGAGAAGGGCAACTTCGACGGCCAGACATTCGAGCAGGTCGCGCGCAAGGTGATCGCGCCGTTCGGTGTCGGCGTGAAGACGATCGGCACACTGAACGCGATTCCGTTCGAGAAGCTGCAGGTCGAGCACGGCGAGAACCTGTGGAATTTCCTTGAGCGCATCGCGCGCCCGCGCGGGATCGTGATGGGCAGCGATCATCTCGGCAATCTGTTGCTGATCGACAACCATTCGTCGCTCGTCTCGGCCGAGCTTGTTGAGGGCGACAACATCCTAAAGTGTCAGGCGACGATCTCGAAAGAAGCGATGTTCTCCGACTATGTCGTGGACGGGCAGCCGCCGCAGGGCGACGACCAGCACGGCCGGCAGGCGACTGAGATGCGCGCGCAAGTCGGCGGCAGTGCAAAACGCTACAGCCCGATTCTGACGCCCGCCGAGCAGCCGGTGAAGACGATGGGCGAGCTTCAGGATCGCGCCAAGAATGAATCGGTTTGGCACGAGGGCACCGAGGTACGCGCCAGCATCACCGTGCAAGGCTGGATGATGCCGGGCGGCGGGTTGTGGCGCGCCGGCGATCTGCTCGCGGTGCAGTCGCCAATGGCGATGCTGAACATGGGCATGAAGGTCGAGTCGTTGACGTTCACACAGGACAACAGCGGCGGCACGCTGACGACGCTCGAAATGGTCGCGCCGTGGCTGCTCAAGGATCGCGGCGATATGAACGTCGGCCGTCCCGGTGTGCCGCAGGCGCCAAGCGCCGCAAAGTCTGACACAACTCCGCCGGTCACGCCGTCGGCCGCCACGGTGGCCGATCCGCCTCCGGTACAACTGAGCGACGGCTGACCATGCACCGCACCACGCCATTGATGACTGCGTTCCGCGCCTTCAGCGCCGGCGGGGCGCGCTCGATCGTCGACAAGATCGATGACGGCACCCTGATGCAGGAGATGGCCGGCAACTTCATGAAGGGCGAGACGCGCGACAAGGTCGAGGCGCCGCAGAACTATGGGTTTTCCAGCGTCGTGCAGGCAGCGACGAAAGGCAAGGACGGGCAGATCGGGGAATGTGCTGAAGCCATCATCAACTTCATCGGTGGCAATCGCTCGCATCCCGTCGCCACCATGATGGATGACCGGCGCTTCCGCCCGCTCGGTCTCAAGCCGGGCGAGAACTCGCAATATGACGACATCGGCCAGATGACGCTGATGCGGCGCACGGGCTTGTTCCTGTTGTCGCTCGATGGCCCGGACACTAGCCAGCAGCAGAGCAGCGGCAAGGACAGCGGTGGCGGCGGCAGCCAGAGCCAGAACGTCGAGCGCATGGTGTCGCTGCGCCATGTCGAGAAGAAAAAGCAGGAGCGCCAGCAGTCGCAAGCGCAGGCGAAGGACGCGGACGGAAGACCGCTGAGCCCCGAGGCATGGGCGGCGCAGACTGCGGATATCAAAAAGAAGAATCAGGATTTCAAGCACGAAGGCGAGTCGGTCAACACCGAGGTCCGCCTCACCAAGGGCCGCATCGAGTTTCGCGTCGGCGATGCCGTCGTCGGCTATTACGATACGGGCGGCAAGAAGTGGGCTTTCGTCGGCGAAGTGCATCTTGGCAAGGAAGACGCGGCGCATCCGGCCTACGGCGTCAGCGGCGGCGCCGGCATGACGACCGCGACGAGCGGCGCGGGCGCGGTGCTGGTCAACGCCACGAAGCCGGGCCCGCCGACATCGATGGACGGTCAGCCGTTTGAGGCGCGCGATGCGGCAATCGCCGCGCTCGAAGCGAGGGTTGCTGCGCTTGAGGCGAAGCGATGACCGACATCCGGCTGGTGCAGCAAGGTGAGTATCCGCTGCAGACCGAAGTGTCGGTCGACTGGTCGCTGCTGAGCGATGGGACGCTCGACGACAGCGAGGCGCTGGCGACCGCCGTGGTCGTCGCGCTCGGCACCGATCGGCTGGCACGGCGCACCGATCGCTTGCCCGATCCGGATTCCACCGATCGGCGCGGATGGTGGGGCGATCTCGACACCGAATTGATCTGGAACGGCTGGCCGATCGGCACGCGGCTTTGGCTGCTCAAGCGCGACAAGATCGTCGGCGCCGGCGCGGATCAGGGCTCGACGCTGGTGCGCGTGGACAACTACATCCGCGAAGCGATCCAGCCGTTCATTGATCAGCGCATCGCGAGCAGCATGGACATTCGAGTCGAGCGCGTCGGGCGCGAGCGCATTCAGGCGCTGATCAAGCTATATCGCGGGCCCGCTCTCGCGGTTGATCTCAGGTATCAGGTTTTGTGGGCCGGCATCATCGAAAGCTGAGCCAGACTTTTTCCACCTTCGGGAATCCAGTTATGCCTTGGCAAACCCCCGCGCTTCGGGACGTGCGCAGCGTCGTGCGCGACTATGTTCGCGCCACGTTGCCGGGCGCCGATGCGTCAATCCCCAACAGCGTGCTGCGTGTCCTCTCGGACAGCCAAGGCGCGCTCTGTCATTTGAATTTGCAGTATCTCGATTGGCTCGCGCTGCAATTGCTTCCCGACACTGCCGAGACCGAATGGCTCGATCGCCACGGCGACATCTGGCTCGTCAATGCCGACGGCACAACGGGCCGCAAGCTCGCGACGTTCGCTTCCGGCACGGTGAGCTTCACCGGCGTGTCCGGCACGGTGGTGCCGCTTGGCACGCAACTCACCGGCATGGCGAGCTACGAGACTACGGCACAGATCACGATCGGCACCGGGCCGACGACTGCGCCCGTGCGCGCGCTCGATGCCGGCAGCGTCGGCAACATGGCAGAAGGCGACACGCTGTCGCTGGCGAACCAAGTCGCCGGGGCCGACGGTTCGGTGACGGTGATCGAGCTTGACGGCGGCACCGACGTCGAGACCGACGATCAGTTGCGCGCCCGCATCCTGCAGCGCATCCGCAATCCGCCGATGGGCGGCTCGCAGGCCGACTATGTCACGTGGGCGCTCGCGGTCCCGGGCGTCACGCGCGCGTGGGCCGCGCCCGAGCAGGGTATCGGCACGATCACAGTGCGCTTCCTGATGGACGATCTGCGCGCAGCCGATGATGGCTGGCCGACGCCGGCCGATGTGCAGACGGTCCACAATTACATCGAAACGAAGCGACCCGTCGCGACGATGGATTGCTATGTCGTTGCGCCGATCAAGCAGTTCATCGACATCGAGATCGCCCGTCTGATGCCGGGCACCGCCGAGGTCGCGGGCGCGATCGAGAAGAGCATTCGCGACATGCTGTTCCAGATGGCGGCGCCGGGACAGACGATCTACGCGGCGTGGGTGTCCTACGCGATCATGAGCGCGCCCGGCGTCCAGTCGTTCAACCTGATCACTACCGACGACTATGTGATGCCGTCGCTGGGCCACATGGCCGTGCTCGGCACAATCCTCTACGACACGCCGCCAACATCATGAGCGATCGCCACGTTCGCCGCCCGGGCTCAGACTACGGCACCGCGTTTCTTTCGCTGTTGCCGCAGGGGCCCGCGTGGCCGCGATCGCCCGGCTCGACGCTCGATCTCGCCTGTCGTGGGCTCGCCGAATACTGGGGCTTCGTCGACAGCCGTGCTGGCGATCTGCTCGAACAGGAAAGCGATCCGCGCAAGACGCTGGAGCTTCTGCCCGACTGGGAACGTGCTTGGGGACTGCCCGATCCTTGCTACACCGCGCCGCTGACGATCGACGAGCGACAGCTTGCACTGGTCATGCGGATGACGATGGTGGGCTCGCAGTCGCGCGAGTTCTTCATCAGCGTAGCGGCAATGATCGGCTACACGATCACGATCTCGGAATACCGGGTGTGGGTTGTCGGCCTCGATCAGTGCGGGGACAGCCGCGTCTACGGCAAGGCTCCGTTGCCGAACTACGACGCATGGGGCCGCCCGATCCTCAATCCGCGCGGCGTCCCGATCGCCGACGGCGAATTGTCGGCGTGGCCGCAGTATGGGCTCGGCCCGCCAACCAATCGCTTCTATTGGACCGTTCACGTCGACGAGGCGAAACTGATTTGGTTTCGCTGTTCGAGCGGTCAGTGCGGCGTCGATCCGCACTTGCGCATCGGCACCGCCGACGATCTCGAATGCCTGCTCGATCGCTGGAAGCCGGCGCATACGCAAATCATCTTCGATTATTCCGGCCTGACAACTGGCGGCGACATGGCCGGCACACCGTAAGAAAGGAAAAGGGTAATGCTCTATAATCAGCCCTATGGGGTATCCAACCCGGACGCTTCGTATGTCAACGGCAATCCGGCCACGGGCCAAATGGGATCGATCCCGCCAGCGTTGTCCATCGAGGCACCGCAGCGTGAGATCGTCGCCGCCATTGTCGGCTGCGGTCTGACGCCAAGCGGTGCGCTGAATCAATTGCTGCAGTCGTTCAAGATGGCCGACGTTTGCAATGTGCTGAAGACATCGCAGAACCTTGGCACAAACAACCAGTGGAGCGCATCGATCCCGGTGCTGCCGGTCGCGCCGCAGCCGGGAGGAACCGCATTTTGGTTCAGATCGAACTTTCCATCGGTGACCGGCGGCACGCAATTGTCGCTGAATGGCGGCCCGTTCTATCCGGTCGTGCATCCCGATCTCGCGCCGGTCAACGAAGGCGACGTGGTGCCAACGGCGTGGATGTTGCTGTTCTTCGACGGCACACGCTGGATGATCATCGCAGGATCGAGCCGCCGCATTGGTGACCTTCCGCTGTTGCAGCGAAATATCGATTGGTACGTCAACGCAGCCACCGGCAACGACAGCACGCTCGACGGCACCGCTGCGGCGGTGAGCGGCACGCACGGACCATTCAGGACGGTGCAGCGCGCACTGTACGAAGTCGTCAAGTACAACATGAATGGCTACAACGAAAACATCAACATCGCGGACGGTCTCTATAATGAAAGCGTGGTTTGCCTGCCGCTCAACGGTTCGGGTTCGGTACTATTCAAGGGCAACAGCGCCGCTCCCGGCAACGTGCAGATCAACGGCGTGTCTGGCCCGACCAATTGCGCGATCTTTCAGTCGGCAGGGCAATACGAGTATGACGGCATTCGCGTTTCGACACCCGTGGGGTCGATGGATGGGTTGGCGCTCGCAGCCGGTCGCGCGACGATCCACAACGTGCGCTGCGGGCCGTGCGGGCGCTATCAACTATCGTGCTCTGGCGGCTTCATGGTGTTTGACACCGCCACCGTCACCATCGAGGCATCCTCCAATTCGCAGGGCCATATGCACGCGGAGAGTTCTGGGCAGATCGGAATTTTCGTCCAAATCCCGGCGAAGTGGCCCGTGCTGAATGTTCTCGGTGCCGTGAGCTACACCCAATCGTTCGTGGATGGTGTCAAGCTGGGTCAAGTCAACGTTCGCTATACGTCGATCACAGGCGGCGCGAGTGTGACCGGCCCGAAATATCTGGCCTTCGGCAACGGCGTCATCGACAGCGTCGGGATGGGCGTGAACTATTATCCCGGCAGTGTAGCGGGATCGGTCAACACCGGCGGGCAATATCTTTAGGGGAAGCAAATGGTGGACATCAGCAATTGGTATTGGACCGTCGGCGCCGACGCGACACAGGTCTGGTCGAGCCAGCGCTATAACTACGTTCCGGTGAATGATCCGGCATATGTGGCGTGGACAGAAAGCGGTCTCGCGTCGCATGCGAACACGTTCAATGATCTGCTGCTGATTTTTTCGGCGCAGTATCCGCGCGGCTCGCTTCAAACATATAGCGCGGATGCAAGGTATCGTCTGGCAAGTGGCGGCGTTCTCATTGCTGGTAAGCCGTACCTATCCGATCCGACGGCGCGCAATACCCTTGGCAGTGCCCATGATTTTGCCGTGGCAAATCCCGGCCACATCACTGACTGGAAGCTGGCGGACGGCACCTTCATTCAACTAACCGAAGCGCAACTCGCGAGCGCTCTGCAAAAGATGGCAACCTTCGTGCAGTCTTGCTTCACATGTGAAAGCACGACGCTGGCGGCAATTACCGGCGGCACCATCAC